GGGTCAGGACGACCAAATGACATTGGTGATAGGTATGTTTTATTATTACCTAAATTATAATGAAAGAATAACTCAATGAAAGGATTATCTTTATTATGTTTGTAAGGAACAACACGGACAATTTGATTACCAGGTTCTGGTTTCCAAAAGTTATCTTTATTTGATGTTGTTGATTGTAGTGTTGCAAGTTTGGATTTTATTGCATTTATATCCATTTTGTACTTCTCCTGTGTTTTATTATTTATCGTTTATTGTTTATGGTTTATATAAAACCATATAACCTATTTATACTATCTTTACAATATACGAAACAAATCGCATATAAGTCAAGCTTTTTTTTATTTTTTTGATATTAATCCCTCAAGAAAATATTTTAAAGTTTCTTTATTTAAAGCACCAACTGTTGAATCAGATTCACCACTCTTAGAAATTGTAACTGTAGTTGGGACACTTCTGACTCCAAATAATTCAGCAATTTCCATTTCTTCTTCAATGTTAACTTTATATAAATTTATTTTATTACTATATTCTGGTGTTACTTCGTTGAGCACCTGCTCAAACATCTTACAAGGACCTCACCAAGTTGCATAAAAATTAATAAATATGGGTTTACCAATAAGGTTATTCCCTTTATTATAAATTTTCATAAATTCTTCTTTTGTTAAATTATTCATCACATTCTCCATGTTCACAGTCACAATGACACCCACAATGTTTTTTCCACTTGTTGATTGGGCATTCAGCAACTGCGTAATGTACTTTAACATTCATAAAACAAGCACAATGAGAACATCTACCATCTTTTTTATTTGTATCTGGATTTGTTTCATCATAGAGTAGATGAGGACACATCTTACATATCTCCCATCTTCTTTCAGCTTCTTCAGTTGTTGTAATTACTTGTGAACCTTTTATCCAAGACTTTAAAGATTTCCAATGAGTTGTAGCTATATCTCGAATCTGTTGAGATGCTGGAGGAAGTTTATGTTCTTCCTCTAGCATATCTTCAGTTTTTTTAATACATTTTAACTCATCTTCGGTAGCGTCTCTATCTTTTTTAATAGTTGGTTTAAAACTAAATTTCAATTATGCTCCTAATGCATTAATTATTTTATCCAATTTATTTTCTAAAGAAGAAAGTCTTTGATCAAAAGTTAATTTAGTTGTAGGTCCTGTAGGTTTAGGATTTACATCACCTCTATTTACAGCATTTGGTAGTTGTGGATTCTGTAAATTAGGATTATTCATTTGTTGATTTCTTTGTTTAAATCTTTCAACCATTTTATCAACTGGAAATAAATTAGGTAAATGTGAATTTTCTGCAGCCCATTTTTCATATGTTTTAGCCCAATCATCTATTACCGAATCAGTCGAACCAGGAGCAGGAGGTCTTGGTGGTTCTGATTTTGGCCTTGGTCTTTCAAGAATTTGTTCAGCAGTTTGTATGTTAGGCATATGTTTATTTTTTTCAGACCATTCATTATATTCTTTTTTCCATTTATTAACTTCTTTTTCAGAAGCACCATGAAATGGTGGTTTAGGTAATGGTCCAGTTGGTCTTGGTGGTGCAGCAATTTTTTCACCATTAACCCATTTTAATATTTGATCTTTTTCTCTAAATCCACATATTTCATTACCTGTTGACCCATCAATAAACCACGGTGTTCCACATTGTTTATTGTATGTTTTTTTAACTTCATCTTGAAGTTTTCTATTATCTCCATCAGCCAAATCTAATTTAAGTATCTTATGGCCTTCATTGATTAGCTCATCAACTATAGGATTTGCTCTTTTACACCACGCACATCCTTCTGTATAGAAATAATATAATTGTGATTCTTTGGGTTGTTTAGATTCTTCAACTGATGTTTCTTCAGTTTTTAAATCTTCAGTTTTAATTTTATCTTTGGCTTTTGACATAACCTTTTTCTCCTAAAATTATTTATTGTTTGTTGTATGATATTATTCGTATATATAAATATATATATAATTTATAAAACGATTAATCTATTTTTATTATTTTAAAAATTCTTGTGTTTATTCTATTCAATCCTTCAGAATTTGTTACCATTAACATATTCTTAAAGTTTTCCCATGGTATCATAAACTTGTTATCTAAGACACCATTGTTTAAATTTTTGATACATTCGTTTAATGCATTTATTGTATATAATGTATTTGAATGTTTTTTTCTGTGAAGGGATATTGTTCCCTCTACTTTATTATAGTCCACACCATTTATTGTATCTACATTATAAGTACATATTAATTCCTCAACATTATTTTCATTCTGTAATACATATATTTTATTAAAAAATATTTCATATGATTTTTTAATGCTTTCAACAACATCATTTAAATTTTTTTTAGTGGTAAATGTACATAATAATTGTGATTTCATTATTCTTCTTCTTGTCTTCTTAAATCTGATGCTATACTATTAGGAAACTTTATTGGTTCTTGGTCACCATAAATATCTCGCGAAACTAATTCAACATTTTTACCAAAATTATCAGCCACTTTCATTTCAAACTTATGAGTTCCACCATAACCCTCACCATCTTCTCTAATACCTATTGTGGTGATTGGTATAGAAACATCTTTACCTCTAACTTTACCTTGATATTCTATTGATGGTGGGTCAGCGTCTGGATTAACCACTAATTGTTCCACTACTTGATTCCAATCATCAGTACCAAATAAACCTTTCATTACTTTTTTACTTATAACAAATTCACCCAATATTACATTTTCAGAACCATTGGATACTGATTTTAGTGGGAAGTTTTTTCTAACAACATCCATTATAAGCCCTTTAGCCTCATTACTATCTCTTATAACTTTCGCAACATCTTTAGCATGTTCTTTAGCTATTTGTTTTTGTTGGTTTACAAAATCTCCACCTAATTCATCACCCATACCATTCATCAATCTACCTAAAGTCATAGATATTTTATCTATATTTCTTTTCTTTCCACCTTCTCCTCTTGTTTTTAAATTTTGTATAATGTAATCTCTACTTAAAACCAAATTAGGATTATCAGTCAAGTCTTTTTTGTATTGAGTTAAGAAATTATTAAATCCTTTTATTGTTTTATTTTTTGTTGCTGAATCCATATCTGTAGCAACTCTTAAAAGTCTCTCATCAAAATCTGAAATATCATCAATGTTATTCAAGTATTCACTAATATTCATTTGATTATTTTGATAAAAGTTATCAATGTTTTTTATTTGATTATCTGCAAATTGATTTGCACCTTTTTGTTCTAAATGTTTTGGTATAATTCCTTTATCTTTAAAAACAGAACCAATTGTACCATTCCACAATCTTTGTCCTTTTAAACTTTGTTTTAATGATATTTCTTCTTTAATTAGCATATCACCAACTTTTACTGTGAACATAATATCTGTACTGTATCCTTTTTCATCATAGTTTTGTCCTAAAGCTTTAAATTCCTCTTCAATATCCCAAGCCGAACCAACTATTTCATAATCAGGTCCATGTCTATCATACATCATTCTTAGAATAGCAGAACTATTTTCTTTCGCAGCCTTTGACCATTTTTTGGTTATATTTATTGCTTCTCCTCTAGCGGTTGCTGTTTGTATATGTTCATCAACGGCTCTAAAAAATTCATCTCTTTCTTTTTTTCTCATCGTTGTAGCCATCATTGATAAAAGTTCACCGGCATTAGCTCGAGCACCACCAGCACCAGCTTTTCCCATACCATAATAACTTGATAAATTTGTTTCATCTTCAATCTTATTTTTTTTGGAAGATAATTGAGTATTCATTACCCTTTCAATAAATTGTGTATATTTTTTTGGTATCTTTGGGTTGTTTTTTACACTATCGGGCATTTTAAAAGTATTTGTGGTTTTATTTGTGTTGTTTTTTGTATAAAAATCTTCATCAGTTGTTTCCAACGGTTCACTATATGTTTTTCCACCAATTTTTTCTCTTTGATTATCAACTTCAGATTTAGGTTTTTTTTCTTTTTTTTCTTTTTTATCAAATTGATTGTTTGGTATATCCACAATTTTTGGTTTAGGTGGTGGTTTTTCATCTGTTGAAGGTTCTTTAGGTTCTAATCCATCACCCTTTTCAAAGGGAATAGCTGTTCCTGAGTCAAGAGCTTTATCTAAATTATCTTGATTTTTAAAATAAATAATTTTATTTGTTTCTTTACTACGAGCTTTAAATTCAGTCTCTTTATCTGTAACTTCATTGATTAAATTCTCAATAACTTGATAAATCACATTATTGGGTAAATTCAATTCTTCCATTGATTCACGAAGTTCGTGAATATGTTCTGTATTTTTGGGATTAGGCATTCCATCGTGTACACGATATGACCATTCTGTTAATATTTTGTCTATTAAATTCATATTATAACCTCTTCGTAATATCTTTCATTTCACCATAATTTAAACCCATTTTGGATTTGGTGTAATGTTTGTTTTCTTCTAAAATTGATTTTATATCTCTCAAAGTTTCAACTCCATCTTCGTTTGCAAAATCGAACAAAAAACTATCATAACCATATAAAACCAATTTTGTCTTCTTCCCTAATAAATAGTCTTGAATTAATAAAATCTTCTTAATATTAGATTCAGTCTCGTTAGCCTGAATTAAATAATTAAAAACCTTATTTCTATTCATATCTTCATAGTTTTTGAATAATAGTTTCCGTCTATAAATATCAGTATGAACACAATTATGTGTATTTATTTCATTCCACTTTTTATTTATATAACTATGTACTTTGTCAAAAAATGGGACCTTTTCTCTTGTTTCTTTATCTATCCCACCATATAATAGTTTAAAACTTCGTTGTTTTGACTCCTCATATGAACAACCATAATGTTGTGCTAAGTGTTCGTGTACTGAATCTTTACCAAAATCGTAATCAACTAAGTCAGCAATCAATCTTAAATGATATGCATCAAAGTCAAATTCAACTAAATAATCATTTTCAGGTACAAATGCTTTTCTCTTCTCAGGTGGAAGAGCTGCAAAGTTAACTGAACCAAATGAATTACTCGGCCTACCTGTTGTTGTCCATAGATTGTATTGTGAGTATAACTTACCATCTGATATATGTTTCTTTACTCTCATATCAAATATGTCACATACATCATCTGAAACCTTGATTCCGTTCTTTTCAATTGATGTGAATGCCTTAATTACATCATTCATATAGTCATTATTATCACCTGTATGTGGTATATTTATTACCTCATTAACATCACTACAATACTCATTATGTTTACATAATGGTATGATTTCGTTAAGTTTTTTAACATTGTAGAACTTGTTCGACAAGAAATCTATTGCGTTGTTACGAACATTATTTTCAAATGGTTTACCAGTTTCCAACCAATGTACAAAATTTAAATCATAAACATCTTTAAATTCATAAAAATGATTCAATATTTTTTTATCAGGTGTGACAATCCATTCTTCATCTAACCACTTATAATCTTCCATAAATTTATCTGAATCAGGATGATGTTCGATTATAAAGAATGGTTCGGTAGGAGCATCTGGTTGAACCCAAAGGGCTGACAGTCCATTATTTTTATGTAATGGATGTAAGTTGGGGTCTTTAAATATGGGTATAACATTATACATCTTATATCAATATACAACCTTTATTTGAATTAAACAAGCTTTTTTTATCTAAAATTTAATCATCAAAATCAAATTCATCTAATGTTGGTAATGTGTTTCCATTGTCTTGTGCATAATAACATTCTGTTGGATTTGGGAAACATGTAACACCAAAGGCCCAGTTTTGATTTTCAGACATACAATAACTTTTTCCTCCCGCATCTAAAGTTCTCTCCATAGCACTCCAAGATCTTGTATATGGCATACTCGTGACATCATATTCATTATCAGCATTCCACCCTTCAGCAGATTCCATATATTCTGGGTGTGAATTACCTAATTCATAACACTCCCAATGCCCACATACATCCAAAAAATCTGTACCACATGAACCACAATTAGCAACAACACATTCAGGTTTCATCACTCTACCTTGTTCTCCAGAATAAAAAGCACCCATGTATTTTGGTAAATGATCTGCGTTCTCCCAAATTGAATTATTTGAATAAGTAAATAATTTTACAAAAGCATCTCTAATAGCAGATAAATCTTGATTTTCACCCTCAACTATTGGGAATATCCACCAAGCAGTTTTTCCAAATGTAACCATAAAATATTCTTGAGCATTACTTCCAAGTCGCATATCAAGTGGTTTAGGCCATATCCCATCAGGATGAAGTAAAAATATATCTTCAACTTTAGCATTAGCACCCCAACCAAAATTTTGAAGACCAGCTTTTTCTAAAACTTCAACTGCCCAAGCTACAGTTTTACAATTTGCAACCGGATCAGAAGTAGCTTGCCAATCTGTCCACCCCTCACAATCCCATCTTCCCATCATTTGGTCAAATCCCCAATTATCACTAGGAATCCATGGCGTTGAAAAGGTTAAATATTTTAACATTTCTGTATCAGGATTAGGATACCACCAGTGAACTCCAAAATCACCTAACAAAGTAGAATTTGAATATAATGCAGGACCTGTGGACCATCTCTGAAAAGTAATATTTTCAGCTCTTTCAGATTGACCTTCATTTGCTCTCGGATTTGTTCTACCATTAAATTTAAAACAAATAACAGATTGCGTTGATAAATTTTGATTTTCAGATGCTATTGAATCTGCTAATCGTAATTTTGTCATATTTTGAGAATAATCTTTAAGTTTAAACATACCATTTTCGCCAGGAGATTGCATTGGTGTTTGCATTTGAAATTTTCTTAAAAATCCAGTTGATATATATAAATTTTCAGGATCTTCATATATATTATTTTTCCCTTTTCTAAATTTCATACCAGGAATAAGTCTCATAACAGTTTCTAAACTCGTAGTCCATCCTGATGAATCAACATTATGTGTAACTTTTGTAATTTGAAAAAAAACTTTATTTTTATATCTTTTTGGTAAAAAACTTATTTTAAATAAATCTCCAGGATTTATTGTAGATATTCCATACATTTTTAAGGTACATGTTATTGGTAAAATTGGAATATTAGATTGTATCCAATAATTCTTTTTAGCAGCTAAACCAAAATATTCAGCTATAGAACCAGCATATTTTCCATTATAAAAATGTTTATCATCAGCCTCTTGACTATCTTTATTTGTTGTTTTACCTAATAAATCATTTATACCCTCCATATCATCATCAGATGCTTCTGCTGATATTTTTGACAGCAAAGATGCATTAGCAGGTTTACCAAAAGTACTTAAAAATATTTCAAGATCATCATTTTCGTCTAATAAATTATCTGCTTTTTCAAAATCCATATCTATATGTGCATCTAAATTTGACATTTCTCCAAATTTTAAACCCCTAGTGTTGCCTAAATGAGGTAAACTTATTATTCCAATATTTTCTCTTTCTTCATCAAGATCTATTGTTTTTAAGGCTAAATACCTATCAATTATAGATGATATTGGAAATAATTGATTTCCTGGAGATAAAGCTTGAATGGCAATCATACTTTGCATTTCACCTGATGGTGTTTTTAATTCAATTGTAAAATCATTAACTATAGAAGTTGGGCTGTTAGGTGAAAATGTAAACAAGGTATCATACCATGTTTTATAGTTATCAATATTACTGGCTCTAGCCAAATGGTTTTTGTCTATAAATTGTATTGAATTTGACATATAGTCACCCGGCATCATACTAAAATTTATTATCTCATAGGTATTTAATCTTATTTGTGTAAATATTTCATCAAAAACTTGACTCAAACTATCTGCTTTTTTAAATGCACTTTTAATAACATCAGTCCTTATAAATATTTCTCTTATTGGAATTCTACTTTTCTCCATATCATACTGAGTTCTTGTCCTATCACCATAATTACCCAATTTTATCTCGTTACCGTCAGCATCTAAATATTCAGTATTATCAGGTACCATACCTCTAATTGTGTTGTAAGTACCACCATCATCTCCGGACTTATGTTCCCATTGTTCTGGATATAAAATTACAAGATTAGTAGCCGTATCATTAAAAAGTTGTCTTTTCTGTAAATACCTATCCCATCTCGTAAAATTATTTTGTGAAAAATAAAGTGATTCATTAGCACCAGAAAACATTTTTTTATCCCCAAAACTAAACTCATGATTTAAAATTAAATCTTCAAATAATCCCCAACATATATATAAATTTTTACCACTTGATGCTAATGGCTTACCATCTTTTGAGATAACCTCTTGCCAATAAACACCAGCTTTTACTGAATTACCACTTGGTAAGTTTTTTTGCAACCCATGTTTTAAATTAGAAGCAGCAAATTGTTCTGCTAAAACATCATACTCATCTAAAGTTTCAGGTTCCGCTGTAAAGTCAGCATCAAACAACCTTTGGCCCCCTTTAAAATAACTAGCAGCAAATTTTACCACCTCATAATCAAGTCTATTTATAATTCTATTTTTAATTGCCTCTTGTTCTTCTTTTAAACTATGATCGATTAAAGCCATATTTTGGGAAACTATATTTACAGAACATTCAACTGAACCATCACCTTTAACACTTGAACTATAATCAACAACATTTCCACATAAAACTTCTATTTGTCCTTTACCAAGTGGAACAACACCATCTTCACCATATAGGATTTCAGATATATTTTCTGATGTATAATTTTTTATTAAGGTAGAGGGATTATACAATGTTGAAGTATCCCAACCAATATCAATGAATACTCTTGCACCTGGTCTTAAAAAATATTGACTATATATTTCATCAAAGTCATGAAAATTATGAACTAAAAAATTAACAGTTGTTTTTTTTATTAAACCAAAAGCACCCTCTGTTTCGGAATTTGCTGAAATTATACCAGCAGGAGGTTTAAAAAATTCATTTTTATTTGTTTCAAATTCTCCAGGAAAAGCACTTACATCCCTACCATACTTATCTCTTTTTCCTGATATAGTATTTCCCCAAGTAGTATTATTTTTCTGTACAGGTTCATTTGGGTTAACAGGTAATGTATTTAATTTATTATTTCCAATTTCATATATGGTAGTATCATATTCTTCAACATTAAAAATATGAATTTTATCTCCCACTTGTTTATAAATTCTTTTTATACCATTTTTTTCATCTTCTGTTCTTCGAGTTTTAATATCAAAATCACCATTAGAGTTATCATATGGTGGGATTTTAATACCATTTTTATCTTTTTGATCGTGTTTTTGAACTTGGGCAGCTGTCCACATTCTCACGAATGGGGTTCTAGATCCTAAATCAGTTAATATCTTTTTATCCTTGTCTAAAAAATTTACTTTATAATCGTCAGAGTCTATAAATTTTTGATCTAATATTTGTGATTCTTTTGCTAGTTTTTGTCTTTGGGTTAAGACATCTTGAATATCTTTATTTAATTCAGCACCAAATACTCTTTTACTTACTGAAATAGCCATAACTTTTCCTATTATTTATTAATAATATTTTGTGAAGATAATGGTATTCTTAGAGAGACACCAGCACCTAAATTCATTGTTGTTAAATGATTTACTCTAGCAATAAACCACCAGAGATTAGGATCACCATAAAATTCAAAAGCTAAATTATCCAACCTATCTCCTGTTTGGGTTGTGACATAGATATCAGAGTTGCTTTTTGGAATCCCTTGATAATAAGTAGTTTCGTATTTTTTAAATGATTTTTTTCTTTTAAAATTAGTTTTTGAAAGTGATGTATTTGTATCTTTATATCTTGGCATATTATTAATCCGTTCCTACTTCTTGATTTATACCATAAAAAGTATTTTGATTTACATTTCCCATAGCATCTTGCTGTCTAGCAAAATCTAAACTTGGAACTTTACCATTTATAACTTGATAAGTTATAGCAGCTGTTATATGTTTTGGAACTCTTTTTCCTTGTTTAGTTTCCCATGGTCCTTCTTCAGGTATAGAATAAGTAACACTTCTTAAAAATCCAAGCATTTCATTATTTGTTGACCCATATAATTCACCTAATCTCATCCTAACAAATGGTGGTTTCATTCTCAAATTGCTATCATCAAAAAAATCTTGTGACCTTACTTCATTAGCAGGATCAGAAGTACCTTCATTGTTACCATTTTGTTGTTTTTTTGGTAATAAAAATTGATCATGTTTATATTCTGGATAACACATTGAAGTTAATCTATTTATTTTTTTCCATATCATAGTTAATTCAGATTCCGTTCCAGCAAAAAGTTTTAAAGCAAATGCTATATCTCTTTCAGTTCTTTCATATGTATAAACAGGTTCACTTCTACCTAAATAATTATGTGCTGCCCATGATGGTGCAATATTTTCAGTTATCCCTTCCAAATAAGCTCTAAAAGCAACAAAAGCCCCATCTCTTAAATCTTTAAAATAAAATGGCATTCCATATTTTGATTCTTCTATTACAGGATTATCGTTTGGATGTGCTTCTGATAATGTATCTTTGTAAGTTAATCTTATATCTGAATTTTGAGTTTTAAGTTTCTTTAGACCAAACTCTAACATTGTATGTGGATCTGAACCAGGTCTTGGTTTATTTGTTGTTTGGCCAAAGCCAGATACAGCACTATTTATTTGATCTTGTAAACTACTATTATCACCACCTCTTGGTAAAAATCTATCAGATGTGGTATCTGGTACAGCTTGAGTATAATGTCGATTTTCAAACAAACTACCAATATTTAATATATTAGGTCCTTCTCTATCTACTAAAACATTAGGAACTCCCTCACCTACAATTCTACCACCAACAGAAGCTAAAGTTGAAAGTGGATTGTATTGACTTTTAAATCTTTGTGTACCTTGTTTAATTTCACCATCTTCAAAATATTCAACCCTCGAAACTTTGCCTGGCAAATTTTGATTTATCAATGAATGATTTAATATACCATCTAACGATGTCATGTATTTACCTATTCTAGCAACATCTTTTAAAGACCTCATAAGAGGAGTAAATCTTGTAGCAAAATTAAACTCATCTCCACCAATTGGAGTCCAAACATATGGTTCGGCATGAACAAAGTCTCTCATCCAATTTGGAGTAGTAGAAGATTTATATCTTTTATTTAAAGTTTCTTTTGAAATAAGAGGATACGAATAACCCTTATCAGTTTTAGCAGTTCCATCAGCATTATATAAACTTTCCCAACCTTGAGTTTCTTTTAGATTAGAATACTCACCCACACCTGTAATATTAATTGTTGGTGGAGTTTTAAAACTTGTAACACTAAACGAATCATTATATAAAGGAATTTTGTCATCTTTAACAATAGTTCTTGAAGCATTTAATTCTCCACCACTAAGATACCTTTGATTATCCATATTAACAGAAAAAGAATTAGTCATCTTATTATATTTTTCTTGTAAATTAATATATCCTATTGCTGAAGGGTTATTTCCACTAAATACAATATCACCTAAATTAGGTTTTTGTGGAGCCCCCGAACCTACTGGCCATTGATTATTGATAGGAGTAGTTGTTACATATTTCTGTGTCTGACCTAAATGTGAAGAATTATTAAAAAGTCCTCCCATCGTCGCACCCGTCCAATTTGAACCTCCTCTTAGATGTTTACTTTCAAAGTTTATAAATTTAGAATTTCCCAAATCACCTTCTTTAAAAGTGTAACCACCTCTATTGAAATTTACATTAAATCCTGGAATAGATGGAGTCATAGGTTCAAAATACGAATTATTACCTTGAAAAAAATTAACAGATTGAATATTTGAATTTCTTAAAAATCCAATATTATCCCAATGATTACTTTGTAATGGGTTATTTGATTTTAGAATTAAATCTTTGTGTATAGCCACATAAGAACCATTAGGTTTTTCTGATGTATCTGCTTGATATGTATTTGTTGAAGAAAATTTGTTCTCTCCAGAAAAAGCACTTTTTAAATTTTCAAGACCCATAATATTATCCTTTAACCACTAAATCTATTTGCTGCTTCTAACCCACTAACAACAGCTCTTCCTGTTGTAGTAGCGGCTGTACCACCAAATCCAAAATAATTTTCATTTTGTTGTACAAGTTTACTCAATAACATATTTGTTTCACGGGTTTCAGTTCTAGCTTTAGAAAGTTCACCTTTTAGTTCTGAATTATCTATATTGACAAGACTTCCAACTTTACTCAAAGGGGCAATAACTTCTGGCTCACCACCTTCACCCGCAATTATTGGAGTACCAGTAGCAGTGGCTGGAACTATACCACCTTTAGCCATAGCAATTGCACCAATAGTTCCAGCGGTTGCTGCCAGACTAGCAACTGCACCAACTACTCCCGTTGCTAGCGCTATAGCAGGAATAGTTCCGGCTCCTAGAGTTAGTGTAGTGGCACTCGCAATATACTTACCAAGCATTGCAACCATATTTATTAATGCAACAGTTGTTTGTGCAACCATCTTGACAGTCAGCATACCTAAAACACCTATCAGAACATTAGATATACCTATAGTTGAATCTATTGCTTTCACAATTGTTAAAAATGTCTTAGCCAAGCCTAATAGTTGAGGACCGACGGCTTTTGCTATTTGCATACCTAATTGTTCAAATTTAAAAATTAATTCAGCAAGAGATGTCATAGCTTCTTCGGGTACTAAATTGTCTATCCTCATTTTTGATAATTGACCTTGTAAGGTTACTGCTTCTTTTTCTTTAGAAACCATCTTACCTAATGCACTGACACTAATACCAATAGCAGCTGCTAGTTTTTGTCTTTGTAATACATTCATCTCATTAAATTCAGCTTGACTACCAACTTGACTCAAAATTTCAGTCTGTAAATTTTCCATATCACCAGCTAATGCTAATTCACGAGCTCTATTAAGATTAATATTTCTACCCATCATAACACTAGCTTCTAATTCAGCATTTAATGAACTTTGAAAATCTAATAATCCTGTTGCAATCCCCTCTACATCTTTTAAAGTTATACCAAGTTTTCTAGCTTGAACTGCAGCCCTTAATAAACCATCAGCAGTACCATCAGAAAATTTAGCAATCATTTCAGCATTATCTGCCATATCATCTAATACCTGACCAGGAGCAACATCGTTAGCTCTAGCTAATGCCTCTGCTTGTTTAGTAAGTTCTAAAGCACCTTCTTCTGTCATACCACCAATCGTTACTAATGTTCCCATTAAAGTAATTGCATTTTCTGAAGACATAGCTAATCCTTTATCCATCGCTAAAACGCTATCAGTTAATTCTTGACCTTTTTCAACACCTATACCAAACTCTTTATTTAGTCCCAGCATAGGTTTCATACTTTCTTTTATATTAAAACCAATCGCTGCAGCATCATTTGCTATTTCTAATGTAGATTCTTTTAAATGTTCAGATTCTGATCCGATAGCACCAAATTCTTCATGAACTGACATTAACATATCACTATATTTTTTCGTTAATGCGATTAATGCTACAAATGGATTTTTAATAGTTTCATGGATTGTTTTACCAACATCTCCAAATATCCCATCTAATGCACTACCTGCAGCGTTTATTTTAGTCATATCAACTGCGAAATCTTTTGCTCCACTTTTCAAATTACCCATAATATTAACAAGACTTTGCATATCATCAACCATTCCTTTACTACTTTTAATTTGTTTTATTTGGTATCCGTAAAATGCTTTTGCTAAGAAATTATTTGTTTTTGCATATTTTATACCAAGTAAAGCAGCTTTAGCTTGGTCTTTAGAAAGGTCTTGGTTTTCTTTTGAATATTTGACATTTTCATCTAATTCCTGACCAAAATCAGAAGCTAAATTAACTATATTGTTCATATTCTTAGATATTGAACCTAAATCAAAATTTAATATCGTATTATTGATTTGGTCAGCTAGATTTTTAACCTCTTTTAGGTTTTTTACTCTTGTGCCTTTTCCTGTTCTTTTTTCTGCCATTTTATTCTCGTTTTAGTTTATTAAAATCTTCCAGCCTTAGCATCGTTTACAACATCATCTACTGTAATTTTTGGAGCTTTAGGGATTGGTTTAGCTCCTCTTTTTATTCTACTTTGATTTATTTCTTTAGCCATTCGGTCAAAAATTTTATTCATTGAATCCACATCTTTTTTTATATCTTTTCTAAATTTCTTTTCTCTTGCTTTCAATTTAGCACCAATTTCTTCTTTTGAAGATGATCCTTTTCCTGTAAACAATCCTCTAAAAAATGCAGAAAATATATCTTCCGATATAATATTTTTTGTATTCATAAATGATTTTTTCTTAGACATAATGGTCTCCTAATTAGATGTATCTATTCATATATAAATATCAACTATGCAGAAAATTATCTTTTAATTCTTGGAATATTAGGATTTCTTGATGATGATTTTTTGTTAGCCTTATCCATTTCATCTTTTTCTTTCTTTTTAGTATTTTGAAGTTCTTTAAAATAGAAATTTCTTAAATAGATGGGCATGTTATATACATCAGAATGTGTAAAACCACCTTCTGAAAAATATAGTAACTGAAATATCTGTCTATGGATATCAGGCTTGTTACTTGGCCTTAGGCCAAAAAAAGTTTACCGTCATTGGTATAGTTACCGTGACGGATTCTCCTCCCACTTCTATATCTTGTTCAAGATTTATATCAGGAGCAACCTCATTTATTTTAGCTCTTAATGCCATAGAATCTCTTGATAACATATTATCAACAAATGAATTTATAACAATTTGTTTGTTATCACCACCAACTTCTGTTATGACTTTTTTTAAACGAGTCGTCAATTCAGGACTAACACTTGAACCAATTGTTTTCTTTATAGCATCAAGTTCTTGATTTATTTCATTTTCTTCTTTACCTGTTAAAATTCTGAATTTTATTTCTTTTTTAGATATTGGAAGAGTAATGGTAAAATTATTTTCGGTAACCTCATCACTACACTTTTTAAAAGGACAATCTGTTAAATCAAAACTACGATTTATTTTGTCACCTGATGGAAGAATAACTTCACATTCATACTCAGGACCATAAGCTAATATCCTAGCAGCAACCATAACAGCGTTTTTATCACCTAACACCAAATCATTACTATTAACACCTTTTGTTAAAATTAGAGCGTCCAATAATTTATCAATCACCAGACCTTTTTTAATAAGATTTTGTGAAGTAAGAATATCTTCTTCTCTAGCCGTCATATATTTTAACTCTAACTTACCACTTGACAGTGGCGAATCTTTTGGATAAAGTTTACCCTCACTAGGTAAATCTATAACCTCACTTGGAAATTTATTATCTGACATTTGTAACCTCCGATTATTTTGATTCAGAAACAGACGCTTGTCTATAACCTGTAACTAACTTCTTAATCTCACCGATAGCTTTTCTAGCTCTACCACCAGCTGCTTTTGTACCTTTATCTGAAAATACTGAATGATTTTCTTCAAATTGTTCAAATAGTTCTTTTATTTCGTTGTATAAATTGCTTGTTGACATTTTTATTTCTCCTGTAACTTTGGGTTAAACTTCTATTGCTCGTCTA